CCCCATTTCGTCGTCCCAGGCGACAAGGTTTTTAAACAGAATCCTCCGGCGCACTTGGCCAAGTGTACGCCGATTTTATATGAACAGGGACCCTTGGGAACTTGTTACCCACAACGCCATTGATGATCCCGTGGGAACGCCTATTTGGGTCAATATTTTTCTGTTCTGGGCCACCGCATTCGTATCCTTGTGCGGAACTGTCTTGATGCTGCTCATTCTTCACGACTATGTTTCTTTCGTTGTGAAGGCAGCGTCTCTGTTGGCCCACTGGGAAGAGAGGATTATCGTCTGGCTGGCGCCCTCAACGGTTTATTGGCTGTGGAGCTTGGTACCTTTAACGTTGAGGCACATTTTAGCTTGGCTCACTTGGGCCAAATATCTCTACATAACGGTGATCGTGTTGAGATACTATACCACTTTTTTCATGAGGGCAACTTCCATCACCACTGTTTCTTTCGTTGACGTCCTGCCGTGCGTAGTGGAGGACAGTCGACCTTTCACATTCCGGAATCAGGACCTGCTCATAGGATCCTGTCCGGTTATGCTATCATTCGAGCGACGGGTATTCGGCATTATCCCCATCATGTACGAAACCCGCGCAGCGTCAGCCACAATGATCATGGAGCTGACGGCCCACAAGTTTCTCAACGGAGCTGTGGAATTACCTGACACTGCCGACCGCATAAATAGAGCCATGAAGGCGATCGGCTACATCAATCTTGACGCTACGGACGTTTTCAGAAACCATGATATGGCTGAAATTTCCCGGCTGACCGCCATCTCCTGGGCGAAGGCACGTCTTGAGGCCAATTACGGCCTCAGGATGCAAGATTTTTAAACTGGGTGTCGCCGCGGCTACGCCGTGTTGTTGCTTACGGGTATCGCTATGGAGAAGTTCCGTTGAAAGCGTTACCTGCTTCTGCCCTTGGGACGAGATACATACAGCGAAATAGTCCCCCCCAGAGAACCCCGGTCATGGTTTCTCTTGGGCCCCATGTTAAGGGAGCTTGCCTCCCGCACCCTGACATGAATGACAGCAACACCACGCGCGCCGGCGCCCAATCGAGGTTTTGTCGCAGACCTCCCCCACCTGACTATGCGACACTTCAACGCTTTAGAGCGTTCGTAGCTGGCTGGCTGCGCTCCAATCTGACTCCTCTCGAGAGAGACACTGACGTCTCGATCGACACATGGCTGGATGGCACGAACTATCCGATGTGGAGGAGAACGCAGCTAGCAAAGACG